CTGACGCTTGGAAGGACAGAGAGCTTTACAAGCGTCTTGGTTGGCTTGGTAAGGGTCGCCCATCGTGGGCGGAGGAAGAATCACAGTTACCAGAGGGAGTAGAAGAGGTTGGCTACGAGCTATATCCTAAGAATGGTGATCAGATGTGGGAGAGTTACAAGCAATACTCCCAAGAATCAGGTTTTGAATACAACGACGAGATGGTTTTAGATAGTATTGAGGAATCTCACAATATTGCATTCAATAGAATCGAGAACTTTTTACCAGACAATACAGTCCAACTACCAAGCTTTGTAGTGCCCGCAGGATTCACAGCGACACAAGCCTTGGTTAACTTTGCACTTGAAGGCCTCAAAGACAAGGGCCTGCATACCAATAAAGAATACACAGACAGACTGAGAAAAGAACTTCACGTGATCGACGAACGCGGATTCTCAAAATACTTCTTAACTATGAAATCGATTGCTGATGTTGCAACAGATATGATGCTAGCTGGTCCCGGCCGCGGCTCAGCAGCCGGCTCTCTCACTGCGTATGCTCTGAATATAACACAAGTTGATCCCATCAAGCATGGTCTTCTATTCTCACGTTTCCTGCGCTCTGATGCAACGGATTATCCTGATATTGATTATGATGTATCCGATAGCATGGCACTAAAAGAAAAGCTGGTTGAAATGTGGGGCGAGGATTGTGTTGCACCAATCTCTAATTGGAATACGTTACAGCTTAAATCTCTTATCAAAGATATTTCAAAGCTTTATGGCATTCCGTTTACTGAGGTTAACACAGTCACGTCAGTTATGATTAGAGAGGCAACGCCAGAGGCTAAAAGAAAACATGGTATCAAAGCTGGTGTCTATGTTCCAACATGGGAAGAGGTAATTGAATTTTCGCCCGCTCTCAAATCATATCTGAATAAATACCCACAAGTTAAGACACACGTTGAGGGTCTGGTCGGTCAGGTGCGATCTTGCTCAAGGCATGCTGGTGGAGTTGTAATCGCAGAGAATCTTGATAAGAGCATGCCGCTAATTAATTCAGGTGGTGTGCGCCAAGCACCATGGTCAGAGGGACAGAACGTAAGACATTTAGAGCCCATGGGGTTCATTAAGTTTGATCTCTTGGGTCTATCAACTCTGAAGATGATGGAGGGCGCGATCTATCACATCCTAAAACGTCATCACGGTGTAGAAGAACCAACCTTTTCTCAGATTCATGAATACTATAACAATACTTTGCATCCTGATGTGATTGATTTTAATATTCAAGAAGTGTATGAGAATATTTTCCATAAGGGCAAGTTTGCTGGTATCTTTCAGTTTACTGAAAATGGCGCTCAGACTTTTTGCAAGAGAGCCAAGCCAAGAAATATTATTGATGTGTCTGCTATCACATCTATCTTTCGGCCCGGCCCACTCTCAGCAGGTGTCGACAATGATTACGTTGAAGCTAAGGAACATCCACACAGAATTGAATACCTAAATAGTGATGCCTGTGATATTACCCAAGAAACATTTGGCTTCCTTATTTTTCAAGAACAGATTGCACTTTTGGCTCACAAGCTTGGAGACCTTACCCTAGATGAAGGTAACATGCTGCGAAAGGTGCTTACAAAGAAGGGGACCGGTAAAGGCTCTGTAAAAAGAAAGCTGCATAAAAAGTTTATTAATGGCTGTGTTACAAAAGGTATTGCTGTTGAAGACGCCCAATCTCTATGGGAAAAATTTGAATACTTCTCAGGTTATGGATTCAACAAGTCACACGCTGTTAGCTATTCTATGATTTCATATCAATGTGCGTGGTTGTTTCATTTTTATCCTGCTGAGTGGATGGCAGCGTTTTTAGATAAAGAGCCTGAGACTAGGAAGGAAAAAGCAATTAATATTGCAAAGAAGTATGGGTTTGATATAGAACCGCTGGATGTTAATAGATCGGGTGTAGTGTGGGAAATCAGTGATGATGGCAAGACTCTAATTCAACCACTTACATCTATCAAGGGTCTAGGTAAGGCAGCGATTGAACAGGTGTTGGATAACCGTCCATTCATGAATGCTGAAGATCTTCTTTTCAGAGAGGGTGTGTCGTACAGTAAATTAAACAAAAGGGCTCTCGATGCACTTTGTCGTGGTGGAGCGCTGGATAACATCGTGGATGATAGGTTCTCAGGTCGCAAACACTTCTGGTCAGCTTGTGTTGTCGAGAGACCCAAAAATCTTAAAAAGTTTCAAGAAAATGTTGATACATATAAGCCCGAAGGCGATTTTACCGAAGAAGAGGTGATTCAATTTAAAACTGATCTTACTGGAGTTTTTCCGATCAATCTTGTTATCTCAACAGATATGATTGAAAGATTACATGAGAAATACATTCCACCAATTTCTGAATACGATGAAGAGCTGGAGGTTTGCTGGTTCATACCAAGAGAGATCGTCCAACGTAAGACTAAGAACGGGAAGCTTTACTGGATTGTTAACGTAATTGATTCGAACAACGAACAAACAAGAATCAGGTGCTGGGGCGTAAAGCCAGAAAAAGATAGAATACACTTGAACCGACCTTACTTGGCTCGATTAAACTATGATGCAAACTGGGGTTTCTCCACATATGCAATTGGTAAAACATTTAAATTATTAGGATAAAAATGAAAAGAAGTTATTGGAGCGAAAGCGTAACTAAGAGACTAGAAAAAAAGATATTAAAAGAGAGAGGAACACTGGATGCAGAATGCCCGACCTGCGGTACAACGTTCAAGATGGTAAACCTGCAACACAAATATTGTTCCCATATATGTAGGCCATCTAGCAATTCTAAAATGGGTAAATGGACTATTTTACACAGAGATAATTTTCGATGTATTTATTGTGGGCGCGCCCCTTGGAACACGGAAAATTTAATTATGCATGTTGATCATATCGTCCCCCAATGCGAGGGTGGAGATAGTAGGCCCCATAACCTTGTAACAAGCTGCAGCGAGTGCAACTCAACAAAGCGCAATATTCAATTAAAAAATAAAAAAGAAATAATTAAGATTGTTGAGCAAAGAAATATTGAAACTGAAATTAATCCAAAAATTACTATAAAATTTTAAATTAGGAAAAATATGAATATACTTAAAAAATTTAGCCCGCTCTTAAAAGAGCCAAAACTAATTGATGACCTGCCAGTTGTTATTAGAGTAAATAAATTTGACGAAGCATCGGCAAAAAGTTTTTCGGTCTCAATCAGGAAAGCGCATAATACCGGTCAACCTGTGATCCCAATCGTGATCGACAGCTATGGGGGCCAAGTTTACAGTTTAATGTCGATGATTTCTGATATTAAGCACAGCCATCTCCCAGTTGCTACCATTGTACAGGGCAAGGCAATGTCATGCGGTGCTATTTTGTTTAGCTTTGGCGCCGAGGGTAAGAGATACATGGACCCAGATGCCACCGTAATGATACACGATGTCAGCTCCATGGATCGCGGCAAAGTTGAAGAAATAAAAGCTTCTGCTGAAGAAGCAGAACGTCTTAACAAAAAAATTTATCACATGATGGCTCAAAATTGCGGTCAAGATGATGAATATTTCTTAGACATTGTACATGATAAGGGTCATGCCGACTGGTTTTTAGATGCAAAAGAGTGCAAAAAGCACAAATTAGCAAATCATTTGCGCGTGCCAGACCTTAAAATAGATACTTTGGTTAAGATCACTTTTAAGTAATACTATTTAATGTATGCCTTTTAATTCTAGAACAAAATGGAAGAGATTGTTAAATGAGATTGGATACCTTTACGACGAACTAGACCTAATCGAGGAACTTACCAAGGATGCAGGTTTGGAGTTTGAATCTTACTATCGCTCATATTGTGCAAAAAATCAAATTGATCGCAATAAGCAGAACGAAGAAAACAAAGACAAAATCAAAGATTTATACGGAAAGGATCCTGAGATTCTACCGCAAGACCTTCCAGTCTCTGAGTATTCTGGTAGCATGGACCTTGCAATATCTGACTATGAGACCACTGATGAAGAACAAAAAGCATTTGAAGAACAAGAAATATTTAAAGAACTGCATGATGAATTTAACAAGTTGTTTAAAAAACTGGCACTTAAACTACACCCTGACAGAATAGAAAATTATATTGCTGATGATGAATATAAAAGAAAATTATCCTGGGACTTTTCTAAGGCTAAGTCAGCTTTGGAAAAGAAGAAATATTTCCAGCTTATTCAATTGGCAAAAAAATATAATATCCTGATCCCAGAGAGTTATGATGCTCAAAATAAATGGTTTAAAAATGAAAGAGAAAATCTTGAATCACAAATTAAACAAATCACTGGAACTTATAACTACAAGTTTGCAGAATGCGAAAATGATACCGACCGCGACAAATTAATGAAGTCGTTCATCAGGCAAGTTTTCGGAATAAATGTTAAATAATCTATTGACAGCGACATTGCAAGCTGCTATATTAATTAAGTAATTAGGAGGGCCTTATGGCAAACACAAACGAACAGCGGAAACGCTATGTAAAAGAATATATCCGCTCACTGGCGGCAATTGAAGAGGCAATGGAGCCTTACAAGGAACAAAGACGCGAACTGCGTTCAGAGTTCAGGCAAAATGGGTGGTTAAATACAGATGAGATTAGGGCCGCAGTCAAGGCTTACCGATTATTTAAAGGTGATGTAAATATTGATGAAGTGGTTGAAAATTTCAACTTGCTCAATGGCGGTGACGATGAATAGTGCGACACAAAAAACTATGTTCAGTTCTAAAACCGGTAACTGGTCTACCCCAAGTGATTTTTTTGATAAACTGAACTGGCGTTTTGGGCCATTTGACTTGGACCCATGCGCTACCCCACACAACACAAAGTGTGCAAACTTTTTTACAGAGGCTGAGGATGGCCTTTCAAAAGATTGGGGTGATAATACCGTGTTTGTTAATCCGCCCTATGGAAGAGGCATTGACAAGTGGATTAAAAAAGCATACAATGAAGCTATGAAGCCTGATACTAGAGTAGTGATGCTTATTCCTGCCAGAACTGATACTAAATACTGGCACGACTACGTTATGAAGGCTTCTGAGGTTTACTTTGTAAAGGGAAGATTAAAGTTTGGTGACAGTGAAAACTGCGCACCATTTCCATCTGCTGTAGTTGTCTTTGATGGCGGCGAAGGTTTGTGGAGAGTCGAAGGTCTAAACAGATAGGAGTGTAAAATGACTGAAGAAGGATTAAATGCTGCCGTTTTAAGATTGCAGTCGCTGGCAATTGAAACTTATGGCAGAATAAAAGATATTTATAAGCGAGAACAACAAGACGGAGACGTTGACACAGTTTCATCACTTAGCATGAAGCTGGCTAACTATGAAGGGGCATTGTTGACACTACAACAGTATAAGCAAAACATTATTGATTCTGCTAAGGTTGACGAAGAGGACGAATCGCCCGAGCAGGAACAAGAGGATGAAGTGCCTAGTTCAACAATCACCGAAGATCAATTACGTGAAACTTCTGAATCATTTAAAAGATCAATCGCCCATAAGCGAGTAGGTGTTAAGGAAGTTGATGAATCGTAAAACCAAGAGGGCGTTGAAGAAAAAAATGGGCCCTGATGCAGCTGACAGACTCGCAAATCAAGTCGCATTATTCAGCAAGCTACCAGAAGCTTGCTCTAGCTGCACAAAAGAATTTGATAATAAGGATGTAGAAATGATTAAAACATGGAAAGTAGTTGTAAGGCAGGATAAAGTTCGCTTATTTTGTCCCGGTTGTATTGATAAAGCAAAGGAGGCAATCGATGGCAGTATCTAGAATATCACGTGAATCGCTTGATGAAATTTTATCTGGTAAAGTAAAAGAAGCCGGTACATGTGTTGTAAAGTTTTACTCTAATAGTTGCCACATGTGTCACTCATTGCACGACTATTACATAGATATTTCTGAAAACACAAAGTATAAAGACTTGCATTTTTTAGCATTTAATATCGACGATGACCCAAATATCGAAAAAATGTTGAAATTTAGTGGAGTGCCAACAATTTTTGTTATGCATTCCCACATTGGCAATAGACCTGCTACACTAAGGTTGTTGCCTGATCCAGATAACCCAAGTGATACTACTTGGTATAAAGTAAACGATATAAAAGCTTTTATAGATAAGGAGGCACTATGAATAACGCTTTATCATATGACGATATATTGCTGGTACCAGCATATTCGGATATTAAAAGTAGGACTGAGGTTTCAATAGCTTCTGATCTAGGTAATGGACTTGTGTTGAGCTTGCCGATACTAGCTTCGCCAATGGATACTATTTCGGAATCCGCCATGGCAGTTGAGATCGGTCGCCTAGGCGGCGCAGCCGTCATACACCGTTACAATACAATTGAAATGCAGTCACGGCAGATTGAGATTTCAAGAGTCGTCGCTGAATCAAACTATAAAACTAATATTCAAGTTGGGGCTGCTGTTGGAATCAGTGGAGATTACCTAGATCGTTCAAAGGCTTGTATTACTGCAGGTGCTTCATTTTTGTGTGTTGACGTTGCGCACGGCCATCATATTATGATGAAAGATGCGCTGGCTGCCTTGCGTCGAACATTTGGCAGCGACTTACATATAATGGCAGGAAATGTTGCCACTCTTGAAGGTATTAATGATTTAGCAGACTGGGGTGCCGACAGTGTTCGCTGCAATATTGGCGGTGGTTCTATCTGCTCCACCAGAATTCAAACGGGCCATGGTTTACCTGGCTTACAAACTATTTTAGATTGTGCGAAAACCGACAGAGACGTTACTATCATCGCAGATGGAGGCATCAGGAATTCAGGTGACATGGTGAAAGCATTAGCAGCCGGCGCAGATGTTGTTATGTGCGGCTCGCTTTTGTCAGGAACTGATGAATCACCCGGCAAAGTTTTTGAAGAATCTAATGGCACACGTTGGAAAGCATATCGTGGCATGGCTTCTAAAGAAGCGCAAGTAAACTGGAGAGGCAAATATTCGTCTTTTGAAGGTGTTTCGACAAAGGTGCCGTACCGGGGACCAGTTAGAAATATCGTCGAAGACCTTGAAAGAGGTATCAGATCTGGCCTATCCTATAGCGGCGCTCGCAGTATCGCAGAGCTGCAAACATGCGCAAATTTTGTAACACAAACTTCAGCTGGTTTAGGAGAGAGTAAGACTCATATCTTAGGGAGGCAGTGGTAGTGTCGGAAGACTTTGGAAAAAATCACAAAAGAATTGTATTCACAGAATCAGACCATAAGCATGCCCAACTAATAGTAAAGCTTAAATCTTATGGTATGACTCAAGCTAAATTTTTTAGAAGTCTTATAGCTGGATATGTTAATGGTGATCCCAGAATTGAAGAATTTATTCTTGAGCAGGGTAATCTATCCATCGCTAGAAAAGATAAGGTCCATCGTAATCTTCAAGAGGGCCGAGACATTGTAACAAACCTGGGCCTCAGTGAAGATCAGATAGAAGATTTGTTTGATGTTATAGCCGGGGAGCATCCTGATTTATGAAAAAAGATGGCTTACTTGATTGCAGTAGAGAGTGCATGTCTACAAATAAAAGCTGTAAAAAAACATCGTGTAGATTTTTTATAAATTATAAAAAAGAACACAACTGTGCTTTGGTCGCCATTTATGAAAATGGACCCATGACACTCAGACAAATTGGCGATAGACTCGGTATTTCGTTTGCCAGAGTTAAACAAATTGAGTCTCAGGCTTTGAAAAAAATCGAAAACTCAAGCTTAAAATCATTTTTAAACTAGCATAATCAAAAAATGCATACTATTTACACTTAGGAATTTAATAAAGGAGTATTTTAAATGTCCCGTAAAACTTTACTTACAGAAGCTGAGGTTCGTCAGTTTCTTAAATTAGCTAACCTTAAGTCTGTAGGTGACGCACGAATCCAAGAAATGGGTGGCTACGGCATGCCCGGTGGTCGCGACGGCGAAGATGATCACGATGACGATGAAGAGCCCGGTGGCCGTGATTACATGGAGCAAGAAGAAGGCGAACTAGAAATGGACGCAGCTGCCGATGAAGGTGGCGAGGACATGGAAATGGACGTTGACTTGGATATGGGTGACGACGACGAAGGCATGGACATGGGAATGGACGCCGACATGGACGCCGGCGGCGCTGGTACTGTTGACGTGCAAGAATTTATGGATGCTCTTGAGACTGCCCTTGAAGATGTTCTTGGCGAGCCTGTTTCTGTTGATGATGAAGAGGATGATGCTGATATGGATGACGACATGGGTGGCGAAGATGACATGGAAATGGGCGGTGACGCCATGGACATGGGCGGTGATGACGAAATGGGTGCCCCTGATGATGAGCCCATGATGGAAGATGAAGATATAATTAATGAAGTCGCTAAAAGAGTAGCCGCCAGACTCCAAGCAGATCAGACTCGCGAAAAAACTGTTGATGAGCTTGCTGAACGAATTATGAAAAGATTGACTAAGTGAGTTGACAACATCTTTTTTGCATGATATAATAACCACCTAACGGTGGTTATTTTTTGGATGGTTATGAATATTTGGCTTCTACATCTACTGGTATTTATATTTGGATACGTAACTTGCAGAACGTTTTATTTTTTTAGAGCAAATAGAATTAGCCTTTCGTTGATTAAGTTATCTCATATTATTTATCTATCAACTGTAATTAGATCAATTGAAACATTAATAGAAGCTCGTACTACCGCGCTTGTCAATAATATCGAGCCAACGAAATCAAGAGACTTTTTTGAGGATGAAATTAAAACGTTGAAAGAAAGTTCAGTAGCATATTTACTACAGCTGCACCCAAAATTTTATAGGGATATTTTAGCCTTTGATGATTGGGAATCCTCAATGCGTTATCTAAACCAAAACAAGGAAGCGGTATTTAAAATATGGAAGATGGATCATGATTGATAAGGTTAAAAAATTAATTTCTGAAATTACAGGCGAGACCCAAACTGAAGGCATTAGTGCTATTAAAATTTCAGACGAAGAATTGATGAATGAACTTTTAGGTGCCGTGCAACCTAAAGAGCCCGATATGAGAACAATAGGTTTATTTACCGATGTTGCCGAAGAAAAAGTTGCAGAAATAGCTCATGCTATGATTTATCTAAATGAAGTTAATAAATTAGAAAAGTCAGGTGAGAATAGGAAGCCTATAGAGTTTTATCTCTCTACTTACGGAGGTAACGCTGACGATATGTTTGCGCTTTATGACGTTATGAGACAAGTCAAGTTAGACACAGAAATTCATACTATTGGTCTCGGCAAGGTCATGTCTGCTGGTGTTCTCCTGTTGGCAGCCGGCACAAAAGGGAAACGAAAAATTGGTAAATACTGCCGCGTGATGATTCATTCAGTCATCGGTGGTAGCCATGGTTCTTTACCTAATCTGGCTAATGAAATGGAAGCCATACAACAGATACAAAAAGATTATATTGATGCCCTAGTGGCGGAGACATCAATGACAAGGAAAAAAATGAAAGCCTTACTTGAAAGAAAAGTAAATGTTTATTTGTCCGCTGAAGAAGCTGTTGAACTTGGAATCGCCGATATTATTATTTAGAGGATTTAGAATGAGTAAATTTTTAGAAGACATGTTTATAGATGTGAGAGAAAAGCCCAACAAAGACGTTGGCCTCTCATCACTTATGGAGATGGTTGAGAAAACAATGGAGACTCTCGACAACCTTAACCAGAATAAAAGTTTTTTACTTGAGGCACCCCCCGGATTTGAACCCGGTGACGCAGCTGCAACTGATAGCGATAGAAATGATAACGTAACCGTCATACGAAGACCTACTATTAAAATTACAGAACTTTGGGGTAAGACAGAAAATGGTGATCGTGATATCATGGAAAGCCTTATGAATAAGATTCAAGGTAATACTGTTCAACAAAAAATTGAATCTGTAAACAGATTCCTTGAGGCAGAAGCTCCGCCACCCGGTGAGGGTGACATTTCCGAGATTATGTCATATTTGATATTCCTTGATACATTTGCTAGCATTGTTAATGACTATGGCGCCTCAGTATCTGGGTTCCTTTTTGAAGCGTTTCTAGCTGCCTTGATGGGCGGCACATCCGTGCAGATTGATGACCCCGCAGATGTTGGTGCAGCACCCGGCTCCCTGCCCATTGAGGATGTACAGCTGATGATTAAACAAAGTGAAGAAGCCGACGCTGAAATTAAACCATACAGCCTTAAGCTTCTCAGAAGGGACGGAGTTGTCAAAGGTTCATTTAAAAACATCGTTGATTACTTCTTAGATCCTGCTGAAGGCCGAAAGACTGATTCGATTGTTTATCTCATCGTGACTAAAGATGCGGAAAAACTTGGCGGTGGTAAGTTGGGTGAATGGAATGGTACGTTAAAGTTTTTTGAATTTACTATTACACGAGATAATTTCTTACAACTTATTGGTGCACCAAGCGAAGTACCCGTCTACGACTATAGACCAGTTACATTGAGGCAGCGTACTAAGCAAGCAGTAGAAAAGGCTCCCTCTGCAATTAGGGGCTTTCCGCGATATAAAACTTTGGATGGTGAAGACATACCAGAGGACACTGTGATGGACAAGGGCACTGAAGTATTAAGAATAGTAGATACTGGAGAGACTGAAAAAGTTATCAAAGGTGGTGCTGCTAAGTTGTACACACCAGATCAATACGAGAAGATCACAGGAAAATTTGCAGATGCGCCCGACATTGACCGTCAGATTTTCGGAGCGCTGCAAGACACTAAAGGTTACCAGACCGAACAACAGTGGTCAATTGGGCATGGCGTCT